TTTTATTCCAGAATCTTGCCGTATTTACCCGGCTGCTCGGAGCCTTTGGTGAATCAGGTTTTGGTCAGTTCTGCGATTGACTTTGCTGAGTCTTCGTTAGTCCTGCGCCAGAACCTTGATTCATTCAAAACTGTCGCTGGTGTAACCCAGTATGATTTAGACCCACCCACCGCAAACCACGACATTGACCGCGTGATGAGTGTTGCGCTCGATGGGCGAGAACTTTCCCCCGGCTTGTACGAAGCTACTCGCAACGACATGCCTACAGCACAAGCAAAGCCACGCGGTTTCTTTACTGACCGTACTGACAATGTATTGACGCTGAAACTGTCTCCTCCACCTGATGGCAAATACACCGTCGTGGTGGCTGTTAATTTACGTCCTTCGATGACTGCGACTCAGCTGGACGATGACCTGTTTAACATGTGGAGTGACGCAGTTGCCTCTGGCGCGATCGCCCGTGCGATGCAGATTCCCGATCAACCTTTTACAAACTTTGCTCGAGCCCAGCAACTGATGGACTCCGTAGCACGACAAATCAATTCCGCTCGCATCGATGGTAACTACGGGTCAATCCGTGGCTCGATGCGTGTTCGCTATCGTCCTTTCGCTTGAGGTAAATCATGACCATTGCAGCACAATCAATCATCCGTCGTGTCGTTGAGACAATGCAGGACAACACGTCTGTGCGTTGGCCAGTGGCTGAACTTGTTCGTTACCTCAATGATGGTCAGCGTGAAGTGGTCTTGTACCGTCCTGACTCTATGGTGACTAACGCCACTGTGGCTCTAGTTGCAGGGGCGAAACAAGCTGTTCCTACTAACGGCTCCAAACTCATCGACGTTATTCGAAATACCGCTGGTACTAAGCGTTCTGTTCGCATGACCGTGCGCAACATCTTGGACACACAGAGTCCTAACTGGTACAACCTGACAGGCGTGACTGAGATTCTGCATTACATGTACGACGCTCGTGACCCCAAGGTGTTTTACGTATACCCACCAGCAGCCTCTACAGGCGCTTCTGTGGAGATTGTGTACTCTGCCTATCCAACTGACATCACGGAGCCCGCTGACGGGGCTGTATACAGCGCTGTGACTGGTAATATCAGTTTGCCTGACATCTACGGCAACGTCTTGGCCGATTACATCTTGTACCGCGCCTACACAAAGGACAGCGAATACGCTGGTAATGCTCAACGCGCACAGGCTCACTACGCAGCATTCCAAGCTGCACTGACAACTGAGATGGCTGGTACAACAGGCGTAGCGCCTAAAATCTGAGGTGACACATGGCCGAGAAAATTAAACTCGTACAGGGCGACACCAAACCTGCGCTAATCTGCAACATCACCGATGAAATCACTGGTTTGCCAATTGCGTTGACCGGCGCTACTGTGCTGCTTAAATTTCGAGCAGTCGGCTCAGAGACATTGACAGCAACCGTGACCGGTTCTGTGACTGACGGCGCTAACGGCCAAGTCGCGTTCTACCCTGCTTCTGCCCCTGAGATGCTCGCTGGTGAGGCCGGCGACTATGAGGGCGAAATCCAAATCACATTTGCTGACACGACGATCCAAACTGTTTACGACTTGTTGAAGTTTAAGCTGCGCGAGGACTTCTAATGGGCGTGACGGTTGTCAGAACTGCTCTAACGGCTTCAACGGCTGTTACAAGAGCAAGGGCAAGCGTCGTCATCGTAGCGCCTGTAGCCGAGACTTCGGCTGCACTTTTAGCTGCTGCTACTTCTGTCGTTGTTGCTGGTGCATCGGTGACGGTGATAGTACCTGCGGCTAACCTGAACTACATCCTGCTAGCGTCTGCCGCGTACCTTGATACGTCTGGACGGTTCCAGTTTTTCCCTGAAGAAATTTTGGTAGCTGACGCATCGTTTAGATCGACGCAGAAAGCGCTTACTGATACGTTCGGGCAGACAGACTATATTACAAGCATTGACACGCAGCTTGCCTACACTGACAGTGTGTCTTTGCCGGACTTTATCATCCGCACGCTTGAGTACATTCGTAATTTTACAGACACGATCGATTTCGCCCACCAAGTTTCGTTTACCTTTAGCCGCCCTCTTGCAGATAATTTTGCACTGAGTGATTCTGCAGCTAAGGGGTTTATCAAACCTCTGTCCAGCTCGTTCTCTCTGTCTGACACCGCTCCAACATTTCTGTACCAACTGGCGTACACACACTCGGTTAGCCTTCAAGAAACCTTCCGTACCGTATTTAGTAAAGCACTAGTTGACAGCGCTGGCACGGTGGATGTGACTCAATTTAATCTGGGAAAACACTCCGCGGATGTGTTCTATGTGCCGGACAGCATATCTCGGGACACTTCTAAGGCGCTTTTTGATAGCTTTACACACACTGATTTGGTAGCCAAAGACGCTGGTAAGTCACTGGTGGATTCGTTCCCGCTATCTGATTTTGCGGTCAGAAACACGTTTAAAGTTTTCTCAGACGCCTTTAGTCACTCCGATTCTTTGGCTAGAGTTGTCGACAAAGGCGTGTTTGATAGCCTTGTGCTTTCTGATTTCTCTAGCCGCATCATCGGGCGAGTAATCAACGACGGCGTTGCGATGAATGATAGCGCCGATCTTGCAGACAATATTACTTACCAAGCTGTAAAATACGTAACCAACTTGGTTTTTGTTGCTGACACCAGCACGAGGGCTTGGAATGCGAACAAAGCCGACTCGGTATCTTTGGCCAGCAGTGGTATTTTGTCTTCCCAAAACTACTGCGATCTGTCATACTTCGCAGAAGACTACGTCGGTGAATCCCGAACATTTTCATAGGAGCCCCCATGTTAAACGACCAACTCAAAGTTACTGGCGACGTAGTCGTCGAAATCACTGGCCCCGATGGCCAGATCAAAGATCGCCGCGAGATTAAAAACCTCGTCGTTGCGACAGGTAAAACCTTCATTGCATCACGCATTGTTGGCACACCGACCGCTATGTCTCACATGGCTATTGGTTCTAACAATACAGCAGCTGCGACTAACGACGCTGCCTTGGGCGCGGAATTGGGCCGTGTTGCGTTGTCATCTTCTACATCCTCCGGCGCTGTTGTTACTTATGTAGCTAGCTTCCCTGCTGGTACAGGTACTGGTGCTGTTGTTGAGGCTGGCGTTTTCAACGCTTCTTCCTCCGGTACTATGTTGTGCCGTACCGTGTTCGCTGTTGTTAACAAAGGCGCAGATGACGCCATGAGCATTACATGGGCGATCACAGTTAGCTAAATTTTGGAGTAGTGTTGTATGGTTGATATTGTTACCCGAGCGGGTAAGGGCTCGCCTCTTACAAATAACGAAGTCGACGCAAACTTCACCAATCTAGCGGAAGTATCCGGTATTACCGGTGAACCCATGGGTCATGAAGACCGTACAACCTCCACGATTAGCTTCAACGCATCGACCCGTACGTTCACGATTGCACCTGTAAGCACCAGCTTTACAGTTTGGTGCAAAGGCAAGAAGGTTGTTGTCAGCTCTGCGCAGACCGTTACGATCCCCAACACATCGGGGATGTACTCGATTTACTTCGACGCGAACGGCGCTCTAGCTGCTAAAGCTGGTTACTTCACATTTTCTGAGGAAGCTCCAACTGCGTACATTTACTGGAACGCTGCCACCGGTGCTTGCCCATACTTTGGTGACGAGCGTCACGGCGTTGTCCTTGATTGGCAGACTCACGAATACCTACACCGCACACGCGGCGCTGCTCTAGCTAGTGGCTTCGGTGCAAGCGGCTACACCCTTGGAGGTAATGGTAGTTCAAATGCTCACGCACAACTGACGCTTGAAGGCGGTACGTTCTTTGACGAGGACATGAAGATCATCGTCACTGCGACCAACACACCAACAGCCGGTACGTGGGAACAAGACCTTCTGAGCCCTGCTCGCATTCCAGTGTTGTATTTGTCCGGCACAGGCTGGGTCATCGACGCACCGACTGACTACCCGCTCAAGCAAGGTACTGCTCGTCCTCAATACAACGCACTGTCTGGTGGTGTCTGGTCAACAGCCGACGTAGCAAACAACAAGTACGCCACATCATGGATTCTGGCGACGAACAACCTGACATACCCAGTCATTGCAATCATCGGCCAAGCCGAAAGTGATTTGCAGAGCGCTGCCGAAGCTGTTGACTTTACATCGTTGCAACTTCCCGGTTTCCCTTCAGTGGAATTCCGCCCACTGTATAGACTCGTTTTTCAATGCGCTGACAGTTTCAGTAACGCTGTTAAAGCCAGTCTGGTTTCGATCACCGACATCCGTTCGATCGCTGCGGCAGGTGTTGCGGCTTCGCTGATAACTGACCACGGTAACTTGTCCGGTTTGTCTGACGATGACCACCCTCAGTATTTGAGCGTTGACACTGTTCGGACGTCCCTGACCGCCGCTGTTAAAGCCAGCTTCTTGCCATCTCAGACAGGCAACGCAGGTAAGTTCCTGACGACTGACGCCACATCTACCTCATGGACTGCGCTGACTAGTGGTAATATTACAACAGCATTAGGGTTTACCCCATACAATGCTACCAATCCCAATGGTTATATCACTGGTATTACATCCAGTGACGTCACTACAGCGTTAGGGTTTACCCCATATAACGCAACGAATCCTAGCGGGTTTGTTACTGCGGCAGGCGCTCGTGGCGCGATTTCTGTGACCGGTGCAGGCTCATACGACTCAGCCACTGGTGTGATTAACATCGTCGGCGGTGTGACCAGTTTTAACACCCGCACAGGCGCGATCACTTTGTCGTCTGCTGACGTTACAACTGCGTTGGGTTTCACACCCTATAACAGCACAAACCCTAACGGCTACCTGACAGGCATCACGTCGATACAGGTCACAACGGCTCTGGGTTACACGCCTTACAACAGCAGCAACCCATCGGGCTACATCACCGGTATTACCTCCGGCATGGTGACCACAGCTCTGGGCTTCACACCATACAACAACAGCAACCCTAGCGGGTACATCACAAGCTCTGCGTTGTCAGGCTATTTGACTTCTGCGTCTGCGGCTAGTACTTATTTGCCATTAAGTGGCGGAAATTTAACAGGCGCTGTTTCGTGGGGTACTAGCCTTCCAAACGCTAAAAGAATTATTGGCATTTATCAATCAGGTAATTTCTTCAGCGGCATTGGTATGGATGCTAGCAATGCTGGCGTCAGGATTGCTGGAGATGGCGGGGCTGGAACACTTCTTGATGTCGGTCAGTACTCGACTGACGGAAACTACACTTGGACATCTCGTCTTTTAGTTTCAACGTCGTATGCAAGTTTCAATGGGAGCACGATTCTCCACGCAGGGAACTACAACTCCTACAGCCCAACCCTAACAGGCGGCGGTGCTTCTGGCACTTGGGGTATTAACATCACAGGGACAGCTTCTGGAGAAACGCTTAGTACAGTAACTTCTAGAGGCGGTGTTACAGGTAATGCGGTTAATTTATCAAACGGTTTAAATCGCTATCAAGGTCATTTCTACTACGATCCCTATGATTCTGCAGGTAATCACTACCCACATTTCACAGATGGTGCTAACGCGTCTGGTGTCAAAATAAATTGGAGACTTTATACCGGTGGTACTAATTCAGTAACCCATTATTGGGGTGTTGACACCACACAGTTTGTAACAAAGTTGGAATCAACTGTACGTGTTGACTCGCCAATTTTCTACGACCGCAACGACACTAGTTATTACGTAGACCCAAACAGCGGTTCTAGGCTAGTGCACATTTTCGCAGGCAATGTCGCGTCTTCTAACGATGGCAGTTGGAATGCTCGAATGAATCTTGTAGGTTCTAGTCATGCAAGACTAGACGTTGTAAGCAATAGCGATGGCATTATTACTACGATGTATTCTCACACTGGGCAAGGTGTGGGTAAGATTGGTACATACTCTAATCATCCACTTACACTTATGGCTCAAGGGGCGAGTGATGGTGGTTACGTTTATAGCGGGTCTTTGAGATCACCAATTTTCTACGACAGCGACGATACAAGTTATTATGTAAACCCAAATTCAGTAACACGACTGTATTCCACAAGCGTTTACGCAGGAAATGAGGCTTCTAATACCGGAGCCAACGGCAGCACTGAAGGTTTTATTCTTCGCGGTAATTACAACAGCAATACTTGGGCAAAGAAGTTCCACAACTATGACAATGGTAGCGGTATTCAACTGTACTTAGCAGAAACTATTGGGGCTAGTGCATGGAGTACCATCCAAGGTTGGGGAACTGGGCTTGGCTACACAAGTCGAGTGTTTGGGTCTTTCCGTGCTAATGAGACTTACGGCACAATTTTTTACGATGCTGATAACACTGCGTATTACATCAACCCCACTGGTTCATCGCAAGTAAGCGGAAGTAATTTTTACTTTGGTTCAAAAGGTCAAATTTACGACGACGGTAATTTCCATATTGACGGAAGAAATTCCCCAGTTTGGATTAACTCGTTGAGCAATGAACCAATATACTTAAATAACCAAACCTCTGGTCACACTGTAATGGGTAACAGTGCAAGGTCACCAATCTTCTACGATAGCAACGACACTGCCTATTACTGCGACCCAAATAGTCAGTCTAGACTTTATGGACTTAAACTAGGTACTGGTGCAAACTTTGTTGCAGACGGGTCGTATTCACTACAAATATCTCAAGGCAGCCGCTATTTAATAGCGATCAATAACTCTAGCTACAGTAGTAACTACTATCCATGGCTAGTTAATGATGCATCAGATGGTGTAGGCGGTCTAATTGTTCACTTTAACGCTATTGGAGACCGATTCTTTTTTAACTATGACGGTATTGGTCGAACAACCGGTTCGTGGCGTGCGCCAATTTTCTACGATAGTGATGATACAGGTTTTTATTTAGACCCCCAAGGCGGCTCTCGTTTAAATGCACTTAGTTTAAATTCAGTAAGTATTACAGCGGGTGTCACATCGCTTACAAACGCGCCAATAGTTACACAGCAAGTTCAAGTAGGAACTACAAACACTTGGTTGCCGATGACTTACCAACGTGCTTTGCATAACAGTGGATACATTACGCATTTAAATACTGGTTTGTACAAAAGTGCTTCTGGTTGGGGTGACAACGTTACGGGTTGGTATGCTGCTCTTGGCGGAAGTGATTCAAGCCCAACAATGGAATGGCGTCTGACTTATGGGACGTACATTTACAACTCAAATGGGTATGTGTCGACTTCAGGTTCTTTCAGATCGTCCCTATTTTATGATCATGATGATACTGCGTACTACTGCAATCCAAACAGTTTTTCGCAGCTTTCGTACGCTAACTTAAACGCTGCCCCGGGCGGACGTACGCTGTCTCTGGGTGGTGATGAAACTAACCGGGTTTTGAACGACTCTGCCAGAGCTAGTTTGGTAATCAATGCGACGTACTACCCGCATCTTTACATTAATGCAACCGCGAACAACGGTAATACTAATCATGGAGCTGTTTTCTCCATGACCGGGAATTTATCAGGGGGCGGTTACAGACGATGGGGCATGGGTATTGCTAATACCAACCCAGACTGCTTCAGTTGGGGTTACTACGATAACGAGACAAACCCTCATTATGGTGTAGGCGGTGTTTTTGGTTATACCGGCACTAATTCAAAAATGTGGTTAAACACCGGCGGTTCTTTATGGACTACTGGTGATA